TGCTGCGTATTACGTCTTCTGCCATTGTATCGGTATCGCGTAAGACGTTTTCCATGCTCTTATAATCATAACTATGTACCCCGAAGAACTTACTTACGTTCGCCTGTATATCGTTATCCACCAGCAAAACCCGGTATCTATATACTGTTGCCATAATTAAAGCCAGGTTTATAGCTGTCGTGCTTTTTCCTACTCCGCCTTTCAAGTTAACTATTGCTGCTGTCCTCATATTCCTAAACCTTCCTTTCTGCGGCAGCAGTCTTTACAGGCTCTGCCGCTGCTGCATTGTCTACAGTTACTTTCGTGATATATAACTTTTCCTTACCCCTCGACCAAAAGTAGGCGCTTCGTCTTTTGTTACTCTTTTTTCCCTAAGCAGCCCATATTATCGCAAGTCCTACAATCTTTCCCGCAAAATCCTATAAACCGCTTTGCATTTACCCGGTCTGTTAGCTTCGCCTTCTCTGCCGGGTATGTGTCACTTTTAATATCCAGGCTTTCTAATGCTCCGTCCAGATACGCCTTAATAACCTCTATAGCTGCGTCCGAACCATACGCTATAATAGCCCTTCCACCGATTCTGTTAATAGTGTCAATAAAAATAAGCTGTTCTTCTGTTGCTTTATTGCTTCCTACCTTCAATTCGACATACAGGTTATTATAGCCGCCTGCTGCATACGGTAAGCATATATCGCTTACCCCTGGCTTCATGCCCTGGCGCTTTAGGTCTGCCCCAGCCCTTACGCTTCTCTTTCCTTCGTTGGCTGCATGATACATAGCCTTAAGTACCGGGGTTTGTGACTGCTCCCAGCGCGCCCAATCAAAAACGGCGGCTTGTGCCTGGGCTTCGCTTTCCTTACGCTCCATACTCTAACACCCTTTCCGCTGCTCCCTCGGCTGCCTGGGCGGCTGCTTCTGCTGCCGTTTCCAGTTCCACGCTTAAACATGTGCCTTTTGTGCTTAATATAATTGCTTTCTTCATACAGCCGCTTTCGCTGTAGTTCCTACAGGACTTCTTACCGCACACTACATTAGTTCTACTCATTGTCGCTATCCTTTCCCGCTATTTTCTCTGCTAGCATTAGGATATACAGCGGAATCACTAAAACCCACACCGTACTAATTATCCATGCCGTTAGCGAAGCTTTCCCGAATAACTCCGGTGTTCCCATTGGTCTGTAATACCCTTCTTCTTCGTCGTTCTTACGCACCGCCCACATGATTAGCGGCACTGATATAACCGCGCATATACAATAACCCACTAGGTACACCGTAACGGCGATAAGTAACACCTTATTCATGGTCTTTTACCGCTTCTTCCTGGGCTGCTGCCGTGTTATCCTTAAGCTGCTTCTTCGCTCTGCCCGGTGTTTCTGCTATGTACTGCCCTACGGCTTTCGTAATTTCTTCTACCGCTAAAGCTGTTAATGCTCCGTCTGCTTCATTTTTCTTTAATACCGCGTCTAAAGCCTGTCCCGCTAAGGCGATACCATTAACTAAGCCTTCTTCGTAGCCGTTGTCGTAGCTTCGGTCTGTTACCCTGGATAAGTACCCGTCTAACTCCTGGCGGCTCATTCTCTTAATGCGTCTTGCTGTCTCTCTGTCGATTCCTAAAGTTTTTCCCATTCTAATTCCGTTTCCTTCCATGTCTGATTGATTCTTACGAACGTATAAGTAAAGAACGTGTAGCCTGTCTTTTCGTGTATACCTTCCCTAACGCTGTCGCCGTCCAGGTAATACGATTTTTCCAGCTTCTTAGGTAGTTTGGCTACTCTGTTGTACCAGCCCTTATCCTTTATCGGTTCTTTTCTTAAGATTGTCGGTTTTCTTAGGTTCTTAGAACTATTCCAGCGCTTGCCCTGTAAAGCGTCCGGGTCTTTTAACATGCCGTCGCTTTGCTTTATCAGATACGACGCTAATTTAGCATACTGCCCGGATTCATCCAGGGGGTTAAAATGTGTCCGCCCTCTACCCTTCCAGGCTTTCGTTATTGCCCGCTGGCTTACTTCGTCTGGTGTATTTATAACTAAGTGATGATGTAACGCTCCCTTCTTACCGATTTCCATAACATGTATATACTTAAATATCAGTCCCAGGGATTTATACAGCTTCCGCATTTCCTTTAAGAAGTCGTCCGCGTCTGCTCTCATTTCCTTCTTTCCGGCTGGACGTTCACTAAGCTTATAATCTAATACTAAGTGTGTGTCCCCTTCCTGAAAGTTCTCGTTTATCAATCTCCTTAGTTTTTTCTCTGCTGCTCTTTTGTTTACTTCTCTCTGTTCATCTGTTGTAAGCTGCTTCCTCTTTCCCCGCTTCACTCCCTTCTTGTTAAATCTGCTGCTATAATACTTTGATACCTCTATGGTATTTCCAGCCTTCACTACCTCTATGATGTACGGCATATACTAACCCACCCTATCGTTAATACTTTTATCAAGCCATAAAAGGGGCGGAAACCCCTTGAAAAATAAGCTTTTTCGTTGACTTCCGCCGTACATTTTGGTATACTTATTTATGTGAGTAAGTACAATATGTACGGCAAAGCCGCTAGATTATTTCCCGATAGTCTAGCGGCTGTTTTATTGTCTTTTGTGGCTTTCTTCGGGTGTGTATTCTGCCGTTAAGCAGTTTCCTTTTTCTTCTGTAATTCGTACTGGTTTACGGACAGTTCGTAGCACCTTCTAGGCTCTTTCCCCTTGTCCCCTAAGTCTTTTATATATTCGCGGCTCTGTAAGCGCCCTACGGCTTCGATACAGTCCCCTACATGCAGTTTTTCCGTTGCCCTGGTGGCTGTGCCGTTCCACATAATAGACGGGATATAATCGCTTAACTGGCTTCCGTCCTCTCTGTGTACCGCTAATAACAGGTCTGCAATCAGCAGCCCGCGCGGTGTCTCTCTAATGGGTACTTCTTTGCACAGGAAACCCGTAATAACTACCTGGTTCGTGATTCCCTTGTAATCGTCGTCTTCCTGGATAGAAAACGCCCTTACGGAAATATCCAGCTTGTCCTTAATGTTCCTGGTTCTGATTTCTCCGGTAATAAGAAGCTGCGCGCCTACTACTTCCCCTTTTTCGTCAATGTCTGCCAGGGCGTTATAAGCTGCTGTATCTTCTTCTACTACAATGGGTAAAATATCAATGATTCCGCTTTCCCGCTGCACTGCAATATTAAACTTGTAGTACTCCGTTCCTTTTTTGTCTACGCTTGCCTGTTGTGGATAGTCCAGGACTTCCCCGTACAGTGAAATAAAATTGTTCATGCTCTCCTACTCCTTTTCCTTCTCTTTCCAGTAATATTCCTTTGTTTCTCCGCCGCTTTTAATGGTAATCGTTCCCCATGCGTCGCCGTTTCCGGTAATCTCTGCGCTTTTCTGTACTGCTGCCGCCTGGGCTTCCTGTACTTTTATGCTGCTTTCCGTCAGTGCTGCCACTGTAAAAAGGACAATGGCTACCACTGCTATAACTGCTGCCAGGCGCTTATTTTCCTTCCTGTTCGCTCCCATACATCCCAAAAGAGAACATACGGTAATTGCTGCTAAGAAAATTTTTAAAAACATCTTTAATACTCCTTCCACTTTTCTCTAAACTTTTCCAAGCGCTTATTAAAAGCTTCCTGGTTATGCTCCCGCCCTGGCTGCTCCTGTTTCGGTGTTCCTGGGCGCTTTCTAAGTTCCGGTCGTTCTGCTGCCGTAAGCACAATCGTATTATTTGTGTAAAAATCTACTAAGTGCTGCTGCCCGCATACCTCACAGGTATTAACTACATTGTCTTTCAGATTCTGTAAGCGGCTATTGCACTTAAGGCAGTTTCTGGCTTTCTTGTTACTTTTGCTGGCGATTCTCTTTAATATCAACTTTTCTTCGTCCCTTCTTCTGTGTCTCTTTTTGCTAATACCATTTTGGTAGCGATATAAAGCGCTTTCTGTGTTACTTCGTCCAGTCCTTCAAGAAGTAAGTTAGCTTCTTCGGCTCTTGCCTTTTTGTGTTCCATTCTCTCAACCGTTGCCACTGTCATATTAACAGCCCCCTTTCTTCCTTCTATTCGCTGCCAGGCAGCCCCGGAAAAGTCTTTCTGTTATTTCTTCCTGGCTGCTTAAGCCTACCTTCTGCCCGGTATACGGCACACATGAAATAACCTTAGATTCTGCCGTAGTGCAATTACTACGGGCTTCATGCTCATTTCGTGCCGGGACTAACCGGGTCTGTCTTCTGCCTAATGTTTCTACTTCTACTACAAATTTCTTCACTGTTTTACACTCCTATTTTTTATGTAATTTTCTACCGCTTCGGTTGCCCGCTTATAACACTCCGTTTCACTTTCTTCTTTGATTTTGCAAATACTACGGGTTTTCTGTTCTCCCCGGTATTCCCAGATTTCTATTAAGCCGTCGTCGTATAAGCTAAAGCGGCTGTGCATACGCAAGCTACTAAGCCGTTGGGCTTGCCTGTACACTCTATAGAATTTGCTAATCGCTATTCTGCGGTCTTCTTCTTTGCTGTTCGTCTTATACGCTCCCTTCCTTTCTTCATGCCTTTTAATACCGGGCTTAAAACCTTACATGCTATTACTGTCGCTGCCAGTAAAATAAAACATGCTGCCGTTGTTACCAAAATGGTAAATACTTTCACGCTCAATTCTTTGATACCTCTAAACAAGGGCTTATTAAGACTGCTGCCACAGTCTGTTATCTTTTGTTTCTTAAGGCTGCTATTTCTGCCTTAATGTCTTTTCCGGTGTAATCAGCTAAAAGCTTTTCGCTTATCTGATACGCCCAGGACGAAGAACCCGGAAGCTGTATAGCTATTCCTATGTTTAGCTTCCCTTGCTGCATAGCCACCCGGACAAACTGCGGCGATACTCCTAAAATGTCCGCCGCTTCCGCTGGCTTTATGTTGTTATCCCTCAATTTATCCCGCCTTTCTTGTGTATTCGCCTTCTGCATTTACCCAGGCTTAGGACTGGCTACCGTTGGTAGGCTGCATTACGCTTTTTCTTTGTTCTTTTTCGTGGTATAATTATCAAAAAACTTAAGGGGGTTTACCATGAAACACATTTCATATTCTTTTAGCAATTCTGATATAGAAGCTATCACTTTTGCCCTTACTATCCTTCCGTCCCTGGGTATCGAAGAAACAGAAGCCCAGTCAGCTATTAACTATCAGTGCTGTTGTTCTGCTGGCAAAAAGCTTCTTAAGCACGATACCAACATAGCGCCTAATGAATTTCGCGTTATCCTGGCTTCCCTTCAAGCCGTCCAGCTTATCAACCAGGGCGAACTTGAAGTAGACCAGGAAACAAAGCAGAAATGCAGCAGCTACTTATTTACTGTCAATAAGCTTGTGTCTGTCTTTGATAAGCAAATGTCATAGTTTACGCTTACTGCAATTTCATTTTTAAAATTACTATTTGCAAGCTGCCGAAGTCTTTCGGCGGCTTCTTTTCTGTCTGGCGGCATTTTCCCACGCTCCTTCCCGGCTTGTTTTACCGTGTAGGCGCTTTTTCTCATTAAAAAAGCTGCTTAAAAACCTGTTAGCCTTCCATACGCTCTATAGCTGGCGTAACCGCTGCTATTTTTTCACAGTATGCAGTATCAGCTATTAGCTTGCTTCCTCTGCTGCAAGGTAGCCACCCTTGCCACTAATGCGCCGTGTGGGATTTGAACCCACGACTTACCGCTTATGAGGCGGTCGCTCTAACCACTGAACTAACGGCACTTGCCGGGCGACTGCTGCCGCCCTGGTGCTTTATGCTTCTCTTCCCGCGAATCTCGGTACAAAGTACCCGAAGTCCGTCGCCGGGAAGCTTTCCCTTACAATATTTTCCTGTATCCCTATAAAGTCATGTGCAAAATTAAAATTGTCCGCTTCTAAAAACTCGTCCAGTCTTAAATTAAACTTTTGGTCTGCGCTATCTATATCCATAATCGCGCCTATTGCGTCGCCTTTCATAATTCCCATTGCTTTGGCTCTTGCGCAAATCGCGCCATATTTTCTATTTCTTTCCTTCTTTTCTTCTACTGCCATTCTTCTTTTCTCCTTTCGCCGTTGGTGTATAACTTTCTTAGTTTTGTTTGCTTTTATCAACCATTCCCCAGCCTATATACTTATCAACTGTTTCCTTTAAGTCTTTTTCTTTTACTTTGTGTGCTGTATGCCAGCCTTTCCACGCCGTGCCGCCCCGCATATTAAGGCAATATATCTTTTCGCCCTTTTGTTCTCCTTCTTCTCGGTACATGATTTCGTAATCTTCATAGCCCTGTATTTTCCTGTACCCTAGTTCCTTAAATGTCTTCATCTTTTGCAATCTCCTTTACTTTCCCTGTTTCAGTCCTAAAATGTAAAAATATACTTTTCTCTGTAAGCGATAGTCCATTTTGTCAATGAAGCTATGTAATGCTCGTTTAATAGTGTCCGGCTGCATTGTCCTTTACCTTCCTTTCGTTTTTCTGTTGCTATGCGATAAGTATATATCGCTTTGCTACTTCTTGTCAACACTTTTCGCAAATATTTTTGTTGCTTTGCGATATTTTTTGTGCTATAGTAAAATCACTTCATAGAAAGGGGGCATTGTTTTGAACGGAAGATTAAAACAGCTTAGAAAAGCTTTGAATTTGAAGCAAGGCGATTTTGCCGCTGCGCTTTCAATTTCACAAGGTCACTTGTCGGATGTGGAAAACGGACGTAAAGAAGTATCTGATAGAATTATTAGTATTTGCTCGTTGAAATTCAACGCTAATGAAGAATGGCTTAAGACTGGCAACGGCGATATGTTTAACCCTATGTCCGAAGACGAAGAATTAGATATGTACATAGGTCGCATATCCGGCAGCGAAGATAAGTTTAAAAAGAATCTGCTTAAGGCTCTTTGCAAGCTTACGGATGAAGAATGGAACGTACTTAAAAAAATCATTGCAGAAATGAAAGAAGGGTAGACGCTATTTACGTCCACCCTTCAACCCCAGGATATAAAAGTATATCTTCCTTAACAATCTTTCTTCCTGGATAGTATCTATAAGGTTGTGCAGCTTCTCACGCATTATAGTTAAGCCCCCTTCCTTAGTGCTACCCATTATAAAAGATTTTGCCCGGCTTGTCTTATATTCTAAAAACATTTCCAGAATCTTGGAAATATTTTTACTGCCAGGGCTTCAAAGGTTTTACTATGGTATACTTACTTATATTCTGATTCGTACAGGTCGCTAATACGGCAGCCTAACCCCTTGGCTATCTTTTCCAGGTTAGCCAGTGTAGGCGAAGTCTTCCCGTTTTCAATATTGTTAAGCGTGGATTTACTTACACCTGTTACGGCTGCTACAGCTTCCAGCTTTAAGCCTTTAGCTGTACGGATTTCCCATAACTTAATAATTACCATAATCTACCAGCCTTTCCGCGTGATAGATTCATGGTACTAAATGAGTAGGACGGTTCATTATGAATACAAAAGATGAATATTTTAACCAGACTTTCCGCCTTGTTGGGGTCACTTTTGATAACGAAGACGGAACAAACAGACAGAAATTATTAGAAGATATAAAGCTTTTTCGTGGTTCTAATGGATATGATTATAAAAGGGGGAATTTAACTGTAAACCTTGTCAAATATAAATTTGAGAACGAAGACGCTATACGGGTTGACGTTGGAATATCGCAAGATACATTAGGGCATATTTCCAGACAAGATTTACCTTTTCTATTAGAAAATTATGATTATATACACGAAGTACCTTACTTAGATATATACTACGGTACTCCCTACGGCTGTTCGGTTACGGTTACTTTCAAAAATCCCGATTACATACCAGAACCCGAAGCAAACCCTATTGATAATAAACCAGTAAAGAAAGCTGGCTTTTTATCAAAGCTTTTCAAAAAATAATTAAAAAGCCGTCCCAGGCTGCCACCCGGAACGGCTCACGCGATACCTATAAACAAGGGCTTATAGATAATCTCAACGCACATACGATTATACCATAAGCCTAACGATTTAGAAAGGGGCTTATTTTTTATACCCTTTTTTAGAAAGGCTGTGATTATATGCTTATTAAATGCCCGGAATGTAACAGGGAAATTAGCAGCGCTGCCGCCTGCTGCCCTGGCTGTGGCTATCCCATTAACACCCCGCCGAAGCCTAAGAAGCAATCGAAGAAGAAAGGCGGCGGCTCTAAGCTGCCGAACGGCTACGGCTCTGTATATAAGCTATCCGGCAATCGCCGTAAACCCTGGGTAGCTGCTAAAACTTTCGGCTGGATTCTGGATGAAGAAAAAGGAACGGCAAAACAGGTACAGCGCCCTATAGGTTACTTCCCTACGAAGTCGGAAGCCCTGGACGCGCTGGCGAACTATAACGAAAATCCTTACGATATTGACGTGCACAATATCACTTTTGAAGAAGTTTATAATAAATGGTCTGCCGAATACTTCCCCACCCTTAAGAGTAAGTCCAGCGCCCGCACCGTGATAGCTGCTTACAAATACTGCAAGCCTATCTATTCTATGCGCATGCGTGATATAAGGGTAAACCACTTAGAACAGACCATAAAGGACGCTACCGTAGGCGATAGCACTAAGGCGCGCATGAAAAGCCTTTTTAACCTTATGTACCGCTATGCTATGAAGCATGAAATAGTAGACAAAGACTACGCCGCCCTGTGTGACGGCGTGAAGAAGCCTAAGCCAACTATAGAACGTATACCATTTTCCCAGGAAGAAATAAAAACCCTGTGGGATAATATAGACTTTCCTTTTGTGGATATGGTCTTAATCGGTATTTACTCCGGCTGGCGACCGCAAGAACTTGCGATATTGAAACTTGCAAACGTGGACTTAGAAGCCCGTACCTTTACAGGCGGTCTTAAGACAGAAGCCGGGATAGACCGGGTAGTACCGATACACCCGCTTATTTTCTCCCTGGTGGAAGCAAATTATAAAAAAGCCCTGGCTATGGGTAGTGAATACCTGTTTAATGATGAAAACGGGCAGCAAGGCACTTACTTAACCTACGATAAGTACCGGGGCAGATTCAAGAAAGTTATGAAGCGGGTAAACCAGAACCATAAGCCGCATGATACCCGCCACACCTTCATAACGAAGGGTAAGTATTATCAAATGGACGACTATATATTAAAAATGATTGTGGGACATGCCATTAACGACGTAACAGAAAAGACATATACGCACCGGGTAATTGAAGAACTGCGCCGGGAAATAGAGAAAATCATAGAATAGAAAAACAGGGGGCGCACCGTCTAAAGTGTGTCCCCTGTTTGTTAGTTACGCGTGTTAGTTACGCGTGTTAGTTACCTGTTAGTTTCGTGTTAGTTACCTACTCTATTTTCGGCTTTTTCACGCTTTCCTACAATTCCTGTAACCCGCATAAATACTATATTCCTTAGAACTTGCCAGCGTCTGCTGCTTCCTCAATTCCTACCGCAACCGCCACAGTAGCGCCGACCATCGGGTTATTACCCATACCGATCAGACCCATCATCTCTACATGAGCCGGTACAGAGGAAGAACCTGCGAACTG